GAGAGCATACAACATAATAATCGCTGTTCGTCGTGTAATCATGTCCCTCCCAGCGATAGTACGAGCCTAGCCCTATCTGCTCGTCATAGCGCTGCTTCAAAGGCTCCGTACGTTCTGTGTACTTCTCCTTCCAGCCTATGTTCCTATCTTTTATTCTCTTGGCAGCTGTTTTTTGCATGTCTTATCCCGTAGGCATATATATAGTACACATGTCATTATCAATTATTTTATAATTTCCCGTGGATGCCTTCTTATTAAGCTGTCTTTTTTCCAAAGCTGCCTCGCGTATGTTCGCATAGACTATCTTCTCCACCTCGTCGACCGCATTATTAAGAGCGGTCTCCTTGATCCTAACCACACGCCAACCCATAGAAGCCAGGTTTGCATCTCTTTGCTTGTCTCTTTCTATCGACTCTGGATCAGAATGCCAGAAGTCTCCATCAGCCTCTAGATTTATGCCGATCTCTGGATATGCGAAGTCAAGGAGATAGGGATTACTGGAATATGGAGTCGCCTGCTTAAACTGAGCAAAAAGGCGATACGGAACGCGCAATCGAGACAAGACAGAATAAAGTTTCTGCTCTGGCTTGGTCAGGTATATTGGCTTTGCCTGTTCTGCTGGATGGGCTTCCTTCTTCTCAGCTTTGGGAGCCTTTCCCTTCTTGTATATCTTGTCTGGGACGACTCCTGCCGATGCCTGCAAGCCCTCGCCACCAGTCGGAGGCGGTGCTGCTCCCGCCTCTGGTCCAGGGATAGGAGCTCCTCCGCCCATTCCTCCACCTTCTCCGCCAAGAGGAGCCCCGCCTCCGCCGCCGCCCATATCTGGAGGCATTGGAGGGGGAGGAAGACCTCCACCACCGCCCAAATCCATCGGAGGGCCACCCATAGGAGAACCTCCACCATCGCCTCCACCACCGCCAACGGCTCCTCCCTTGCCAGATATGATCTGCTCTTCGCGAATGCGGTTGATTTCGGTATCGTAGTCTATGTTGAATTCTTCAAGAAGCTTCTGCGTCGATATCAGACCCTTGTCATGTAACTGCATAAGATTCTGCAGTTTAGATGTATTATCTCTCAGGTTGAGATCATTCCATTTTAAGCGCGGATAAAGATAAACTGTTTCTCCAACAAGCCTCGACTTGGCAGAATCAACAAAACCCTGCATCTGAGCTACAGGAAGAAATATGTTTCTTTCCACCCAAGTTGCCAATTCTAATCGCCATGTCTCAAGCCTGCGAATGAGGGTTTCTACTCCCACTGCGGCTGAATTACCTTGTATGGCTATCTTGCCATTTCTCATGGTAACGAATATTCCATAGGGAACAGTGAAGCAATATACCTTGCCAGAATAGGGAACATATGTTTTTTCCTTATTCGCATATTTTGATGACTTAGAACAAATTGTCGGCTTTCTTCCCTTAAATCCGTTTGATATTTGCACTTCATACTGAGGAAGCTTGGTTATTATTTCATGACCTGTTTTATTCAAATATTTCTTGCGAATTTTTCTATCTTTTCTATTTATTATTTTTACTGCGTATCCACATTTAAATGCAATTTCCGCAATATCTTCGCCTAGTTGCTTACTAGAAGTGCAATAAACATAATTATTTGCTTTACGGTTGATATGCTTATGCTCATATCCATCTCCAGCAATAGCTGCCTTCAATACTATCTCCAGATATTCTGAAGAAAGATTTTTCAGCCATGTAGGCAATTTCTTATTATTTGATCCATGACCATATTCATTGTGGAAATGATCAGACAAACTAGGATTCCATACATTGAATGAACTGTTACTTATCCAATAATTCATTCTTGATCTTTCTAGGCAATCTGCAATTTTTTTAAATGCTTTGCCATTTTCTGATTGGCATATACTAAATGTGTGACGATTGCCTTTTCTTCTTTTATCTTTTGATGTATATCCTTCACTTACGAACAGTCCTACCAATTCGCAATACTCATAAATTGGAATTTCCAAGTCTCCTATTACGAATTTGTCTTGACTGTTGCCACTAAATCCTTCTACAGCACCAATAAATGAGGCTCTTGGTTTCACATCTTTTGCATCTATAAACTCAAATACTTCGCTATCTCGCTTAGCAGACCACATCCTGTGGTTTGGAGTAACACATATATCTATCTTGTCAGTAGAAAATTGAACCATTTCCCCATTGAAATCATATACATGCTTTTCTATGTAGTTATGATACTCCATCTCTCTAGTATGAGGGTTGTAACATGCGATCTTATCGTTAGAATTTATTTCATTCCACTTCTTAAAACCGCTGTCAGTTAGCGTAAGAGTAGACTCATCGTGACAAGAATAACCGGCCATTTCACCATTAAGCAATGTCTGGGGCAGCATAAGACCATCAAGCATTTCCTTGCCAATCGCCTCCATCTGAGTGCTCATATCATGTATCTTGCCTGTAGCTCCGACAAAATCCATCTCAAAAGCATGGTGAGTGACTATCGTCAAGTTTGGATCATTGGCGACTGCCGCAAGCTGACCCTGAGCATCGGCAATGTCAGCCTCGCTCGCTGGCCTATTCTCCGTACCAACCTTCACCACTCTTACTGGAAGAATGTGGCGCTCAGCAGCAATCCAATTTGCGGTCATTAACTTTGTCTTATATGATATAATGGTGAATAGCCTTCGAAGGAGAGATTCTCCGTAAGTTCCGTAAGGAGATCCTTTTCTCTTTATGTGGCTTACGCATCTTGGAGAAAGGGGAATAGGCGCTCCCGTCATCACAAGACGCTTCACATTCTCTGGTATCCTATTGTATACTTCCAGTGGCTTCTTCTGGGAAACCACGCGCTTCAAGTCGTCGTCTGGAAGGAGAACAACCGCAGGCTCGTCCGCTAGTTGCGTGCTCTGCACTTCAACGAAGTCTGGGTTGAGCACCAGTATCCTCTTTATAACTCCATCTGGATGATTGCATATCATACCATCAGGCAACTCTCCGCTTCCAGAGCATACAGGGCACTCCACTTCCGTGAAGACGAATACATCGCCTATGAGATAGTATTCATGACTTATTTTCCTAAGCCAGTTTTCGAGATCTAGTTTCTCGACCATGTGTTCATAGAAAGCAAGAACCTTCCTATCCTTGCATTCCAGCTTGAACCCGTTCATCGGGAATCCAGCGTAGAAATCGACTCCTGCAGCAGCCTTTGGTTCATTCTCATAGTAGAACCTAGCCCACTGAGTAACCTCTCTTCTCTTGCTCGCTATCTGCCAATTCTGCGGGGTGTGCAGAGGACTGAAGAACATAGGCTGAGTGAATATTGTGGAGGCCGATGCTCCTGCATATTGAGCAGCCTTCGTGATCGGAAGATGAACGGCTCCTCCGTTCGCGAACTTCCTCATCTCACCGCTTATGCTGGTGCTTGGAACGGTGCCATTGTTGTTGTTGTTGTTTTTCTTTGCCATACTACTAGATTTCGGTCATGTTTTCAAACCAATTGAACGGGGACATTCCCCAAGGAGGCTCCGCAATTATGACAACTGAATGCATCTGAATCGGCACTGCAATGACTTTTGCAGACTGGGCATATCTTATACTTGCCCTTTCTTGTACTCTTAGGTCCGTCAATAGCAGAAAATGCCCGATCCAAAGCTGCGCCAGGATCGAGCGTCGAGTTAGCCGTCTTGTCTATGCTCAGACTTTTTTTTTACCTGACAGGGAGTGATTGTATACTTTTGCGAATTTCCTTGGATCGCTAAGTTTTTCCTTGTTTCCCCTTGCCACTTCCATGCGGGCTTCTAGCAATCCAGACTCAGGTATGTATGGACGGTGCCTCGCTCCAGGAGGAAGCTGATAGTTATTACCCACAGGAATATAACGATTGACCTCAAACTTGTCGTCTATATATCCACCGCCATAGATTCCGTTCTCATCCCGCGTGGATCTATAGTACTTGTCCATGATGTTGCCGCGCCATATGGACTCGAAGTCGATGTCGAGTATATCGCCTATGCGGAGGCCGAATCCCTTGTTCTGTTCCACCAGATGAAGACCAGATTGGAGATCGCGAGTGAACGGAGATATGCTGGTCTGGGAAGGACCAAACATAATGACAGAATCGGATATTGCTTTCTGCTGGGCTGTCTTCGATAAGTTGAAAACATTTCCAGATGCAGCCTTAGCGGCAGTCCTAGCCATTTTTGATATCATTTCGTCGCTAGTCTTTACGATGTCATCAATCACGGATGCTGCTGTCTGGATTCCCTGTATGGGCTCCACATTCGAGCCCACCATGGTGGTATATATGTCAAATAGATCCATGGCTATCTTTGCAGACTCATTACTGCTGTCTGGCTGCTCATAGAATCTGCGCAGACCATCTTCAAATGATGATGCCTGCTCACTTCCCGCCATGTTCTTTGCGAAAAAACCATTCCAAGCGGCATCATAAGCAGATCCAGCATCTCCCTGCTGGTTCCTAAAAGCTTCCAAGAAATTAAAAAGCTCGCTGCCATTCTTGAAGATAGGAAGCGATGCCATATCCGAACCTCCCTGCGCGGATGCTGCATCACCAGCCTGATCCATCAGAAGAGGAGCATTGGACTGGGCGGCAGGCATGTCCACGACATCA